GTTGAAGCTGATTTTTATATAGATTGTTCTGGGTTTTCTAGAATATTAATTAATAATATTACAGATAATAATTTTGTATCATATGATAATGATCTTTTAGTAGATAGTGCTTTAGTTTTTACTAGAGATTCTAATGATATTAAAAACTATACTCATGCTCATGCATTAAAGAATGGATGGATGTGGGAGATACCTACACAAACTAGGATGGGATGTGGATATACTTTTAGTAGTAAGTTTACTGATAAGGATAAGGCATATGATGAGTTAGGTGATGTGGAGATAAAAAAACATATCACATTTAACTCTGGAAGAATAGAAAATCATTGGTTTAAGAATGTATTATCAACAGGTCTTGCTAGTGGATTCGTTGAACCATTGGAAGCTATTTCTATTCATGCTACCATCTTACAGAATCAAGAGTTCTTAGATAATTATTTTAAACCTAGTTTAGATCTAAACTGTGATGCTATTCAGGAACAGTATAATGAAGATGTTAATTATATGTGGGATAATTTTAGAGACTTTCTTGTGTTCCATTACATTTCACATAGAAGAGATACTGATTTCTGGGTTGAATCTTCTAGTCCAGAAAGATGGAGTCCTAGATTAACTAGACTAATAAAAATATGGGGATGTAGAATGCCAAGGGTTACTGATTTTAAAATTGGTAAGAGTAATGATTTTCATTCTATGGGCAATCCATTATGGTATAACATTGCTATTGGTATGAACATGTTAGATCCATTACTTGCTTTACAAGAGTTGAATGACTATGGAATATATGATGCAACTGAAACTCATTGTAAAAATACATTTGATGCCATAGAGAAAGCACTACCATCGATGGTTAAGACAAACGATTATTATATGCATATATAATGTACAACAAAAGAGACCCAAGAGGTCTCTTTTTATATGGAGACTTAAATGAATGTCTATTTAAATTTAAAACCAAATAATCATGCTGGTGAATCTGACCTCTTGACAGTTGATGTACCTTCGAGTTATACTGAAGAACTATTACGCTATGTCAGACCTATTGCCGAAGAAAAAAATGTTCCTGAGTCACGAATACTCAAGGATATAATCAAAGAATCTATCAACGAAATACAAAGGAGAAATTATGAGCGTAAGAGTCGTAAGAACCAGAAGCGGTGATGACGTTATCTGTGATTTGTTTGAGGTTACTACTAAAGACGATACTGAAAAACCAGTTGCTTTTCAACTAGTTAATCCTTATTATCTTTATTTGGTTGATCCTAATCCTGATATTGAAATCGAAGGTGGTGGAGAAATAAATAAAATTTCTAAACCAGAAATAAAATTTGAACCTTTTGCTCCCTTCTGTAAAGAAGATAGGATTATGGTTAAATTAGATGAGGTAGTCACTGCATATGAAACGCATGATGAAATCATTAACAAGTACAATCAATTAGTGGAGGCTACACGTGGAAGAGGAGATGATGCAACAGCAGTTGAAAGTGATACTGCTGAAACAGAGATCGGAATATCTGTTAGGGAAGGTGACTGAGTTAGATGAGGAACCTAGTATCCTTTTAGAGGGATGTTATGAGATAGTTTCTGATGAAGAGATTAAACCGTTTCCTTCTTTCACATCTCAACGTGATGTCTTCTTGACTTCTGATACAATTATGAGTATACTAGATCCAAGTCCAACTTTGGTCAAGTTATACAACAGTAAATGAGTCAGTTCTACACCAACATTCAACTAGCTGGCGACACTATCCTCTATAGAGGATATCAGGATGGAACTCCAGTACAATTTCGTACTAAGTTTTCTCCTACTTTATATGTTCCTTCTAAAAAGAATGAGAGATATAAGACACTTGATGGTAGATCAGTTGCTCCTATGGAGTTTTTAACTGCCAGAGATGCTAGAGAATTTATTAAAAAGTATGATGGTGTAGAGGGATTTGAAGTACATGGATATGAACGTTTTGTATATCAGTATATAAGACGTGAGTTTCCAGGTGAAGTTGATTATAGTATCAATCAGATGAGAATCTTTGCATTGGACATTGAGGTTCAATGTGAAAATGGATTCCCTGATGTAGAAGCAGCAGCAGAAGAGATGCTTTCTATTACCATTAAGGATATGGTATCGAAAGAATTTTTTGTATGGGCTGTTAGAGAGTTTGAAGTACCTGATGGTGTCAAGGCATTTATCTTTGACACTGAAAGGGATATGCTTAGGAACTTTATTGAATGGTGGGTGCATAACACACCAGATATTCTTACAGGATGGAACGTAAATCTATATGATGTACCTTATATTGCACGTAGGGTAAATAGGACGTTGGGTGAAAAATGGATGAAGTCATTATCACCTTGGAATAGAGCAAACGAAAGAGAAGTATATGTACAAGGACGTAAAAATTATGCTTATGATGTTAGTGGGATTAACATTCTTGACTATCTCGATCTTTATCGTAAGTTTACTTATACTAACCAGGAATCATACCGACTCGATCATATCGCTTTTGTTGAACTAGGTCAGCGTAAGTTAGACCATAGTGAGTATGATAATTTTAAAGATTTTTATACATCTGATTGGCAGAAGTTTATCGAGTACAACATCCAAGACGTTGAGTTGATTGACAGATTGGAAGATAAGATGAAGTTATTGGAACTTGCCATAACAATGGCTTATGATGCCAAGGCAAACTTCGAGGATGTATATTCTCAGGTACGCATGTGGGACACTATCATTTACAATTACTTAAGTGATAAGAACATTGTTGTACCACCCCGAAAGGGATCTAAGAAAGACGAAAAATACGCAGGTGCTTATGTCAAGGAACCGAAACCAGGACGCTATGATTGGGTTGTCTCTTTTGACCTCAATAGTCTGTATCCTCATCTTATTATGCAGTACAATATCTCACCAGAAACCCTCTGGGAGACTCGACATTCCAGTGCGAGCGTTGAGAGGATCTTAAATCAAGAGACTGATATAGATGGTGAGTATGCAACCTGTGCTAATGGAGCACAGTATAGAAAGGATGTGCGTGGATTCCTGCCAGAGTTGATGGATAAGATGTATGGTGATAGAGTGGTGTTTAAGAAGAAGATGCTTCAAGCAAAACAAGAGTATGAAAACAATCCGTCCAATGCACTTACCAAAGAGATTGCTAGGTGTAACAATATCCAGATGGCAAAAAAGATTGCCCTTAATAGTGCTTATGGTGCTATCGGCAATCAGTACTTCCGTTATTACAAACTTGCTAATGCAGAAGCCATTACTTTGTCTGGCCAAGTATCCATACGTTGGATAGAAAATAAGATGAACCAAAAGGTCAATAAGATCTTAAAAACAGAAGGTGTTGATTATGTTATTGCTTCAGATACTGATTCCATTTATCTCAATTTGGGCCCTTTGGTTGACCGTGTATACGAGGGCAGAGAGAAAACTAATGAGGGCGTTGTTGGGTTCCTTAACAAGGTGTGTGAAACTGAATTTGAGCCTTTTATTGAGGGTTCTTACCAAGCGTTGGCCGACTACGTGAATGCATATGATCAGAAGATGTTTATGAAGAGGGAGAACATCGCAGATCGAGGTATATGGACTGCTAAGAAGAGATACATTCTGAATGTATGGGATAGTGAGGGTGTTCGATATGAAGAACCCAAACTCAAGATGATGGGTATTGAGGCAGTCAAATCCTCCACACCAGCACCTTGTCGTACCATGATTAAGGATGCTCTCAAGATCATGATGAATGGAACAGAAGAAGAAGTAATTGACTTTATTGATAAGTCACGGAAGAAATTTAAGTCACTTCCACCAGAGGAGATTGCATTTCCTCGCACTGCTTCTAATGTGACAAAGTATAAGGCATCTTCTACAATATATGCCAAAGGAACTCCTATACATATACGTGGTGCTTTGTTATATAACCATTATGTTAAACAACATAAGTTGGATAATAAGTACTCCCTCATTCAGAATGGTGAAAAAGTTAAATTCTGCTACCTGAAGAAACCAAATATTATTCACGAGAATATTATTTCGTTTATTCAGGATTTTCCGCATGAAACAAATCTTGCCAAATACATTGATTATGACTTACAATTTGAGAAAGCATTTCTGGAACCACTCAAAGCAATCCTTGATGCGATTGGTTGGAGTGTTGAGAAAACTGTAACATTAGAGGCATTTTTTACTTAAATGGACTTACCAGTAGACGACAAAGAACTTGCCACAATAGTTAGAGCATTGACTCTAGGTGGTGATACTGCATTGTATCAAAAACTTAAGTTAGTTAAAGAAACTAGGGAGGACAATCCAGGTGGACCTTATAAGAAAATTTTACGTGAATCTCATGGTATGGTAATATGATTTTAGTATTCATCATAGTAGGACTATTATTTTTCATTATGGGATATGGATTGTATCTCACAATAGGGCCAGGTAAGACAGATTTACGTGACCCTATTGACGAACATGCTAAAATGCATGAACTAGGAATAGCACATGGACACGGTGGAAACAAAGGTGCATATGAAATGTCTGGTAAACTTGAACACAAACACGATGAATAAGGTATACTTATAGGGGTCATAAGACCCCTTTAATTGTGTTCGGGAGTCCGTATGTAAAGTTTCTTGACAGAATTTAATGTTTGCTATATAATTA